AGCGAGATCCACAGGGCTGGCGATTTCCACGGCTTGCCGCCTGCCTGTGCATCTGCATCGGCCTTGCGCGCCCCGGCGATGCCACCGCCACCAGATTCACCCGTCAGTTCGTACCACTTTGCTTCTACGGCCTGCGAGAATGCTTGCGCCTTCGTGGTGTCGGATTCAATGACATTCACCGCACCTTCTACAGTAGTCTCTCCGGTGATTTCCTTTGCAATAGCGGCGACTGTTTCCGCTGCCTTAGCGTTTTTCTCGGTTTGTTCCCCATTTCCGAACAGGCGAATCAGGGCAGGCGCGGCGTTGATTAGCGCCGGAAGAGCAGCAGCAACGAACGGAACCATGACGGTTTCTCCGGTTTCGGTTGGGGGAAAGGGACGGGAGCCGGGGCTTCCTCCTTCTTCATGTTCGCGTACAAGAAAGAGAGGCATGTTTCCAGCGTCTTCGTCGGCTGGCCGTAGGGCGAACCGGGCAGCGATGCCCATTCGCGGTTGCAGCGTTCAATGGCTGTCTTCCAGTCGCCTTCAATCACGGCATTCAGCGCACGCCGACGTTCGATCAGGAAGATCGCGGCGACATCCTGCGACAGCGGCGAGAAGTCAGGAAGGCTGCACGATCTGGCGCATTCATCCCATGTGCGACTGAGGAACTGATAAGCCCCGGCTGCCGTCGACGTAAGCGGCTTGCCGCCAAGTGTGCGGGTGATCGCGCGGCGCGGGTGGTCGTCGAACGAGGTAAAGCGCTCGCCACCAAATAGCGTCTGGTATCCGGCGCCTTCGGTGTATTTTATGAGCGCCAGGAATGCCTTGACGTTTGGGTGCGACAGGGTTTGCATGTAGTCGGTCATTTGTGGTTGTTTCGCTTGGCGTAGTTGGCTCGCTCGCGCGCAGTTTCAAGGGCGGCGAGGATGGCGACGATGACGATAATCAGCAGCACCAGATCAGACATCCGAACTCCTCCCGAGCATGTATTTGCGGAACATCAATTCCAGCGTGTTGGTGCCGAGCGAGGCGATGCCAGCGGCGAAGCCCATCTGGGCAAGCGGCGACATATTCGGCTGCATAATGAGAATGGTCCCGGCGACGACGGCCAGGCCGCCGGTAGATAGCGCACGACCGACGATGACGCGCCATGAAAACCGATCTGGAGATAGCAAATGCTGGCCGATGCCGATGGTGGCGCCGATGAACCAGAAAACGAGCGCCAGTTCGATTTCGTCCCTCCATGTCGTCAGGTTATGAACGATCTTTTCCGGCATTTGCTATTCCCTTCCCCGGTCTGTGCCGGCGATGATTTTTAAACCTTACGTATCTGCCATAACGCGGACGATATTTGTTCCGTCAGAGCGCACCGTAGCGTGCTTCAGCGTAGCTACGGTAATTCCTGTTCCGGTCGGGCCAATGAATTGCAGCGATTGGCCTGTGCCGTTATAGACTGTCCATTTCCGTTTGCCGATCAGCGGAACAACGATGTTTCGTGTTGCCGTCAATGTTCCGGTAAATGTCAGCATTGCCGGAGCAGCTTCCTGCTGTGTCAGTGTCGTGTTGGCATCGCTCAACGATTTTGTCAGCGTATCGTTCAGCACTAGAGGACCGCGATAGTCCGTCCAGCTAGTGATTGTTGCGCTTCCGCAAACTACCGAATACAGTGGAATGTATCCGACGGTGAACGCAGTTGTATTTTTTGACACCGCGCCGGTGTCCGGGTGCGCCTCGATATAATTTGTGCTAGACCCGGTAAGCGCCAGCGTTCCCGAGGCAATGGTCGAAACAACACCGGCAATTCTGACCTTTGCGCCGTAATATCCCCATGACAGCGCGGAGGTCGTTGAGGCGCGGCGGCCATAATTAGAAGATGGCGACAGCGCATCGAAGGCAGCGTTTGCGGTCAAATCTTGCGACCCTTGGCCCTGAACAATGCCGTCGAGTGGGGTAGTTGAGTCCATCAGGATTCCTCGTAAAGTGCAGTAATCTGTCCGGCGGTCAGTTGCGCGCTGAACCAGGCGAATTCATCCTGATTGCCGATCATCCCGCCGCTGGTTACGCCGCTGGCACGCGCCCCGTTGATCGTCAGTGGTTGCGTATTGCTCACAAAAGCAGCCGGCATGGTAAGTGCTTCGACCAAAGTTCCGTTTTTATAAACGGTGAATGTGGTCGTGCCGTTATAAACACAGGCAAACCAGCCGGTTTGGCCGGCGGAAATCACAGCATTCGTCGTAATGATCCCGCGCCAGCTTCCGTTAAACCATGAAACATTCAACTTGCCGGCGGAATCTATGTAGACGGTGTGTCCCTGCTGCCCACCGATGCCGCTATCTCCCTTTTGGTAGATGTATGAAGCAGCAGGCAATGAAATCGGCTTGATAAAAAACACAGTGGTATAGGCGCCATCCATTGCCGCAAGCCGCGGCACGGTGACATAACCGGATGCCGTAAAACCCATTGAATAGCCTGGAATACCACCAGTGACCAGGGCCGTTTGACGATAGACAATATTCCCGGCGGAGGCGGTCGCTGTGTTGGCTGACGTTGATGAGTCGGCAATGCTGGTCGTCGTGTCGTCGAGTTTGTAATAGCCAATCGGACTGAGCGCCAAAACCGAAGCTGCATAATTGTCGGCACTAGACTTGAGAACCCGATAGATGCTGCCCTGCAACGGGAAGCCGCGACCAAGCGTGGCCGACAAGCGATACCAGCGGACGTGCAGCGTATCCTGAATCGCGCCGAAATCAGTGACCTGTTGCGCGTTTGTATAGCTTGCAGAAGGCGAAGACAAACCTGAAATCGTGCGCTTTAGCGTGGCAAATGAGCCTGAATCCCATATCTCAAGTTCATAGGACTCTACTGACTCCCCTGATGGCGTGGCGAGGCCGGAGAACGGCTCAACCGGAAGCCGGCTACGCATGGTCGCCGATAGCGTCCAGTCTTTTGTGCTGAACGTCCGATGTCCGTTCAGATAGACCGGCGACAGACATTCAAGATTTACGGCCGTATAGGTAAGCGGAATATCTGATGCTGAATCAATCGTTTTGCCGTAGGTAACGCCGCGCCATAGTCGAGACATATTGATGTCTGAGACGCCCATCGTCACCATGCGCAACGCGGCACTATCAAGCAACACAACTTCGTCATTGTATTGATGCAGCGACATGGCCCATTCGGTGCCGAAGCGACCACGCATCATCCCTGATAGCGTGTAGCTTCCGTCGCTTTCTAGCACGGCCATCTTCGCGGCAATTATTTCCCATCGGCCATGCGCGCCGACTGCGAAGTGATTGGCCCCGTTGAACATCGCCAATTCTGAAACCGAATAGAGCGCCCCTTGGTCTAGGCGTACATTCAAGGTGCTGCCAGCGTCGACAATATGTGTAACCCCTGTGCCGAGTATGGTGACAGCGATTCCGCTGGTCATCTGCGGCGTGCTGAATCCGCGTATCGAGTCCCATGTCTGCCCATTATCGGCAGAGCGCACCAATGTCCCCCCCTTCCATCCAGAACTGTATCCGCTCATGCCGGCCAGCACTCCCGGTTCGTTCATGTAGATGGCGTCGATACACGGAATATCGAGAAGCGCCACCTTGCTCGGCCCTGAAATCGCCAGCGTCTGACCTGTAACTAGCCCCTCCTGGGCAACCGCCGATGATGAATATGTGGCGGCATTATTGAGTTTTGCCTGACACTCGATCCGCCCATCGGGAAGGTAATTTAGCGCGGTCAGCCGCAACTCTCGGCTTTCGTTTTGACTGACAACCGTTATCACGTCGGCGGCTTCCAGATTTATATAAGCCGGCGGAAGCACGAAGGAAACGTCGTAACGGTCAAGCCAGCGCATGTAGAGCAGCACCTCTTCGGCTTGCGCCGCTTCAGTCGCCGTCATAACTACGGCTAGGTCAATCTGATCAAAATTCACTGCATCGGTATTCAGCCGCTCGGCCCCCGGACCTGTGTTCGCGTCATACTCACGACTCACATCAAGGTAAGTCACCTGTAGCCGGCGCGGTAGCTGGCTGTCCATTTCCCGCGACGAAGTTACACGGACGCCGGGGTCTGTATTTCCTGAGACGCAGCCGAGGCTGTCATCGCTAATGCTGACAACCGATGATTTGCCACGCCGAACAAACTTTATTTTGTACCCGTTAGGGATAACGTCGAAAGGCCATGCAGCCTGAAGTGGTTCGATAGCCGATCTTGGCGCAGAGACATTTTGTATTTTGTAACCACGAACATCGTCCGCTATGTCGGTTACATCAATGTCTGGCGCAGTCAGCAGGCCAGTTTTATTACATTCTGAAAGTAGAATATCCGCGAGCGGAACCAGACTACCCTGGCTTTTCAGCCAGCAGGCATGAATGCTGTACCCGCCTGTATCGTCAATGACATAGGCAAGGGTCGGAGAAACGACCAGCAGACGGGCATTTATATACCTTGTGCCGCTGAAATACAGCCCAGTATCCGTTGCCACACCATTTATCCAGCGATAAATATGCCCAACGTCGGATAGCGTGTAAAACTCCGTATCACTGATAACACAGATCAACGCCTGGACGCCTCTTACAGACTGCGTATAGGTTGCCGCTGTAGTCAGATCGTTGCGATTGACTTTATAGACGGTTGTGCTAGTCGTGCTGGATAGTGTGTCATCTACTAGAAAAACATAGTTTTCTGAAGCACCAAGGTGTTCGCAATCGAATGTAGCTGCGCTTGAATCGACCGTAGCAATAGGGTCGGCAATGCCAAA